AAGCCGGTGCAGGCGACTTCCAGCGTGGCCCCTTGGGCTCGGAAGTGAGGGCTGAAATGGGAAGAGCCATGCAACGACTCGCCATCACCATCACCGGTTTGTCGCCGCTCCTGTGCGGCCGGCCGGCAGAGCCGGGACGACCGGAGGAGGAGCCGCACGATGTGGCCGCCCGCCGGTTGTACCTGAACGATGCGGGGCAGCCCTGCATTCCGGCCTCCAATGTCTTCCGCTGCATCTGCAATGCGGCGCGGTTTTTGGATCGCGGCACCGCCGAGGTCATCGCCGCCCTGCTCATCGAAGAGGCCGACATCGCCATCTCCAGCGATGCCCCCTGGACGGTGGATGCCCGTAGCGTGCGACAACAGGGCAGCCGGGAGCGCAGCATCTGCTACCGGCCCTGCTTCGACCACTGGCGTCTGAGCTTCGTCCTGCAGGTCGACACTGGGCTCATCGACTGCGCCACGGCCATCGACCTGCTCAACCTGGCCGGCCGTCGCATCGGTCTCGGTGATTACCGCACCGAGCGCGGCGGGCCCTTCGGCCGCTTCGAGGTCACGAACCACGAAGCGCTCTAATTCCGATACCACCACCACGCCAACCCAATCCACACCCAAGGAAAACATCATCATGCAAACTCACGCTCAACTCGGCGGCATTTTCTTCATCCTCGTCATCATCGGGTTCTTCGTGTGGTCGATCTGGAACATCATCGATCTGCAGATCCAGACACGCATTCGTGAGCATAATTACGAAGAGAATGCCCACGGCACCATGCTGCGCCTGCACAATGACGACGAGCACGCCCACTTCGATGCCATCAAGAAACACAATGAAGCCAGCCATGCACACTGGGAGCAGATCCACAAGGAAGTAAAGGACCACAACGAGTACAGCTATGCCCACCAAATTCTGCGTGATTCCAGCCGTCACCATGCAGTCGAGACCGCAGTCGATTCTAGTACCGCAGAAGTAGCAGATCCGGTCGAGGCCAAGTGAGCGATCCGGTCCAGCTACGGCTGCCATTCCCCCCGTCGGTGAATCACTACTACCGGCGGGTGGGAAGCCGAACCCTGATCAGCAAGGCCGGGCGTGCCTATCGCAAGTTGCTGGTCAGTTCGCTGCGTCCGCATTTCCCGCAGCCGATGACCGGCCGCCTACAGGTCACGATCCACGCCCATCCGCCTGATCGGCGCCGTCGCGATCTGGACAACCTCCAGAAATGTTTGCTCGATTCGCTGCAGCACGCCGGTGTTTACCGCGACGACAGCCAGATCGATTCCCTCACCATCACCCGCTGCAACCCGGTTCCCCAGGGCTCCATGCGGGTCTGCATTATCGAGGCAAAGCCATGCAGCTGAGACCTTACCAACAGGCCGCCGTCGACGCGGTTTATGAACACCTCCGCGATCACGACAACAACCCCTGCGTGGTTCTGCCTACAGGTTGCCATGCTGCGGGACATCCAATTCTCATGGGGGATGGCACCGTCAAGCCTGTTGAGGACATCGTTGTTGGAGATGTCCTCATGGGCGCTGATAGCACGCCCCGCAACGTCCTTCAGCTATGCCGCGGCGAAGACGATCTCTATAAAATCACCCCCAATTCTGGCGAACCTTTTGTCGTTAACGGAGACCATGTCCTGTCGCTCGCTAGCACATGCGAAGGCAAGTCGATGTATCCCTGCCAACAGAAAGGCGGAGAGATTGAAAACATTAGCGTTCGCGAATACCTTAAGAAATCGCGCAGTTGGCGACACCTACGGAAACTTCGACGAGTCCCTGTTGATTTCGCTGGAGATTCGCCACTACCGATTCCGCCCTACATCCTAGGTTTATTACTCGGCGACGGAAATCTTGGACACGGCAGTACGGGCTTAACGACTGCAGACGAAGAAATCGGACAAATCTGGATTGAGTACGCCAGAGCGACTGGCTGCCGGGTGACCATCAATGACCACGGTGGCCGTTGTCCCACATACAACGCGGTACGGACACGAGGTGGCTACAATCCCATTGAACAGGCACTGCATGAGATGGGGCTGTCTGGCACCACTTCATCAACCAAGTTCATTCCCCATGCATATCTCACCGCATCCCGTCAAGACAGACTACGATTGCTAGCGGGCCTGATTGACAGCGATGGTGCCTCAAACAAAAGCGGCATCGATTACATTTCAAAGTCCCAGGAACTCTCAGCGGATCTCGTATTTCTGACGCGCAGCTTAGGCTTCTGGGCTAAAAGCACACAGAAGTTCTGCACATGCCAAACCGGAGCAGGAGGTTGGTTTTTCCGTGTTTCGATATGGGGGGATTTCAATTGCGTCCCTATTCAATTAAAGCGACGGAAATCGTACTGTCGCAGGATGAAGAAATCAGTGCTGCGCACAGGATTTACCGTCGAACCCCTCGGCCGCGGCACGTTCTTCGGATTTACTTTGGATGGCGACCACCTCTACGTAGACGGCACCTTCATGGTACACCACAATAGCGGTAAAACCCCGGTGATTGCCACCATCTGCCGTGATGCAGTAACGCAGTGGCAAGGGCGTGTCCTCGTGTTGGCACATGTCAAAGAATTATTGGAGCAATCTGCAGAGAAATTACAGGCGATATGCCCCGATATTCCTATCGGCGTCTACTCGGCCGGCCTCAAGCGACGCGACACCGAGGAGCCGGTGGTGGTAGCCGGAATTCAGTCAGTCTATCGACGGCCCTGTGAACTCGGTCGCTTCGATTTGATTTTGGTTGATGAAGCCCATTTAATTCCGCCTGATGGCGAGGGCATGTACCTGTCGTTTCTCAAGGCGGCCAAGACCATCAATCCGCATGTGCGGGTGGTCGGTTTTACCGCAACGCCCTTCCGTCTGAAAGATGGCACGATCTGTGGTCCTGAAAACATCCTCAATCAGGTCTGCTTTGAAGTCGGCGTAAAAGAACTGATACGCGATGGCTACTTGTCGCCTCTGATCAGCAGGTCTGGCAGTGCCAAGGCAGACACCTCGAACCTGCATATCCGTGCCGGCGAGTTCGTGGCCGACGAGGTCGAGCAGTTGATGGATGACGACGAGCTCGTCGCCACTGCCTGCTGCGAGATCATCGAGCAAACCGCGCGTCGGGCCGCCTGCCTGATCTTCTGCGCCAGTGTGGCGCATGCGCATCATGTGGCCCAGACGTTGCGCGATGAACACGGCATCGAGATTGCCGTGGTTACCGGCGACACCCCCACGCCGGAGCGAGATGCCATCATCGCTGCCTTCAAGGCCGGTGACCTGCGTTATCTCGCCAACGTCAATGTACTCACCACCGGATTCGATGCGCCGCATGTGGACTGCGTGGCGCTACTGCGACCGACCATGTCGCCGGGCTTGTATTATCAGATGGTGGGCCGCGGCTTCCGCTTGGCCCCTGGCAAGGACGACTGCCTGGTGCTGGACTACGGCGGCAACGTACTCCGGCATGGGCCCGTCGATCAGTTGACGCTCAGCACCGACGATCGGCCTAAGGGCGAGGGCGAAGCACCGGCGAAGGAATGCCCGGAATGCCAGGCGCTCATCGCGACAGCCTTCCAGCGCTGCCCCCAATGCGGCTACGATTTCCCACCACCCGAACGGCAGAAACATGAGGCCAAGGCCTCAACGGCCGGCGTGCTTTCGGGACAGCATACCGACATCGACCATGCCGTACGCTCGGTGTTCTATGCCGTGCACACGAAACGCGGTGCTGATGAATCCGCTCCAAAAACCCTACGTGTCGAATATGAGATCGGCTGGAACCAGTGGCAGAAGGAATGGGTCTGCGTCGAGCATGAAGGTTTTGCCCGGCGCAAAGCGGAAGCCTGGTGGGCTGAACGCAGCGATGAGCCCTGCCCCACGTCAGCAGCAGAAGCCGTGGCCATGGCCGAGCGAGGCTGCCTGGCCGAGCCGACCCAGATCACGGTACGCCAAACATCTGGTGAAGAATTTGATTCCATTACTCATTTCCAATTCGATTCGCGGCCAGCCATGCGCGAGCCCGGGGCTGATGAGGACGAGCCCGTGACGATGCCTGCCTGGGATGACCTCGATGATGAACCTCCTTTCTGACAGGCATCCATGCATCAACCATCAGGAGCACCTATGACGCAGGTTACCATTACCTTCGATCCCAATGATGATCGCCACGACTATCTCTGTGCGGTGCACGGCCGATCATTCCATAGCACGCTTGGCAAGCTCAGAGACGCCATTGAGAACGCCGCCGCGAAGCGGACCTTCGAAGGCTGCTCGGCGCAAGATCTGGCTGCAGCACTCAAACGCGATCTGGATGAACGGCTGAA